CACTACGAGGACTTCAGGCTCCTGAGTTGCTTGGCTGTCGCTGTCGGCCTGATGGAGCCAGCCACCCAGATCCCGTGGCTATCCTCCCCGACGTTGACATCCGCGATCACGGTGCCTGTGTCCTCGTAGTGCGAGCACGCCGAGGCTGCGGTGAGCTGAGCTCCTGCGTGCCTGGTGTCGAGCGTCAAGTGACCGACAGCTACCTCGCCCTCGGTGGTCTCGACCACTCCGGTACGGAAGTAGCGATACCCGGCGAGGGAGTGCGGTGGCTGGATGCACTTGCCCTGCTGGGTGTGCGTGATGTGGCAGGTGTCCCAGGTGGCGATGTGCCCGTAGACCTGGCCCTGCTCGGTGACCACCAGAGCAGTGGGCTCCTTGAGCTTCGGGTCGGTGAACCAGCCACGGGGCGGCATAGTAGGTGCCGCGCCCGCGACCAGTCCTTTCTCCCCACCGGAGCGACCGTACTTGTTGACGATGTAGTCGCGAGCCCACTTGATCTGGGCAGCGGGATTGATCGCGTTGGTTCCTTGATCATCAGTGTCCACCGCAGCCTCTGGCGTGGACTCAGCGACGAGGTGGATCTTAGCCGAGGCGAACGCAGGTATCGCGACAATAGTGGCCGCCCTGATTCGGCCGTCGGTGGTGACGCGCACCTCGTCGTCGGAGTTCATCTCGGCCACGGTGATGCGCCCATCCTCGTCCGGCTCGAATGGATCGTCGGCAGGAGTCTCGTCGTCGTCCTCGTCTTCCTTGGCGTGCTGAGCCGCGAGGAAGAGCGGCATCCCCATGATGCCTCCCTCGTCGTCCTCCAACAGCTCAGCCGCGATCCTGATCTCGAAGGACACGTCGTCCAGGTCCATGCTCACGCCGTTGGTGAGTTCCTCTTCCACCTGGCGGATGGCCTCGATACCGAAGGTGGAGACGTTGTCCAGGGTGCCTTCACCGAGGATCTGACCGCTGTCGCCTCGGCTGATCGACTCGATCTGGCCTACCACCACTGCCCCGTCGTGCATCCCCACGTCCGAGGACACATAACGGAGTGGTAACGGGAAGTTCTCCCAGCGGAGGGCGTTCTTCTCGATCAGCCGACCGTCTCCGGTCACCTCGCCCTCGACACCGATCACGCCCTGCCAGCGGACCCTACCTGCGCTCGGGGATTCGGAGGCAGGGTCTCCGCTGGACTGGGTCGGCTCAGATTCTAGGGTCGCCTGATGCCCGTTCGTGCCAGGTGTGGATCTCGGTTCGGTCACGGTTTCCAGGGTGCCGGATGCAGTCATGGTGGCCAGCGCGAGGAGCGGGTTGCCGCCCACCTCGTACCAGTTCAAAGGGCGAGGCATGAGCTCAGAGTAGTTGTGAAACGGCCCATGCCGCTAGCACATCCCGGTTACCGTGCCTAGGTGACAGCCATAGACAACTTCGGCTGCGGGTCAGAATTGCAGACCGAGATGGATGAACAAGAAGACCAGATGGTCATGGACGTGACCGCTGGCCTGGTGATCCTTGCGATGCTGGTAGCCCTGCTCGTGCTGGGCGTTGCCGCTGTCGGCTAGACGACCTCAAGTGTGGCGGTGCGCTTGTCCTGGTCGATGTCGATGACCCGCATCTGGGCTCCGCGAGGCAGCAGGATCTCCGACTGATCCATGTTGCCGACCACCCAGCGCTGCCCGGTGCGTAGCTTCATCGTGAGTAGCCAGTTCGGATCCTCGTACTGTCCACCCTCTCCGGCGTACGCCTCAGCCACCTCGCGATTGAGAGTGGTGGACAGGAAGCCTCGATCATTCAGCCGCGTCCCAACCCGCCACTCGCCTGGATCGAAGACGCCCATCATGTCGTTGGGCTTCACACCTCGGAAGACAGTAATAGGCCGGTCGAACCGCTGGGCATAGGTGTCGAAGATCAGATCCAGGCCACGATGCAAGCTAGCGGGGTCGCCGCCCTCAGTCCACCACGGTGGGAGCTGACCTATCCGTAGGTATGCCTGGATGTCCTCGAAGTGGGTGGCGAAGCCAGCGCGGACGTACTCGGCCCAGTCTCGTAGCGCCTGGCATCGTAGTGAAGTGTCGAAGTCAGGGTCGAGTGTGCCGCTGCACTCGTCGGCCATCTTCAGCAACCGCGCGCCGTCGCTGTCAACGATCCGCTGCCACTCCTCCTCGAAAGACTCCTCGCCGTCGACCCCTACCATCACGCACCTGCAGTTGATCACCTCTCCAGGCTGACCGGACGGGTCGGCCGGGTACATCAGCGCGTTGGTGCCGACGCTGAACGTGGCGGAGATCGCGACAGTCTGCCCATCGGCGGCGAGGTGGGAATCACGGACCAGCTCATCGTGGTGGGAAACCCAGCGCTTGGCAGTGAAGCCTTCTCTCGCAAGTTGATCAAGGGTCGCACTGCCGTAGTTCATTGTCACGGTGGTGCGGATCTTGGCCGCCGTTAGTGTCCGGGCCTTCTCTGCAACCTCGTCTTTGGTCAGCTCGGAGTTCGGCTGCAGACCGGCCTGCACCTCGCTCATCACGTCGATGAAGCCGCCCGGAGGCAACGCCTGATTGTTCTTGTCGAAGGCGTCCAGAATGTCTAGCGCATTGAACACGTCACCGAGGGTGACTTGGCCGCTGATCCCGAAGACGTGACGGAGCATCGCCTCCACTGCGGGCATCACGTCGCGCAGCAGCTCCAGCTCCAGCCGAGCCCGCTCGCTGGTCGCCTGCCCCGGCGTGATCATGGCTCCATACCTCCTAGGCCGGTTAGCCGAAGCGCCCAGGACCGCCATGTCACGCGACACTCACGGCAATTCAGTTCGTGCCAAGCGGCTCGGATTTTGATCATCGATCCTCTGCCCTTGAGTACTCGCGGATGTTCACGATCGGGAACTGACGCTGACCCCACTTGCCATCGACACCTCCCTTGTTCCAGGTGTGCAGCACGTCGCTGTAGACCTGGAACTGATCGCACTCGACCACTTCGACTGTGCCGTCAACGAACACGATCTTGAGCTTGGGATACATCAGCCCACCACCTGGATCTGGATTCGAGTCCTGACTGGCTCGGTCGGATCGAGGGGCGTGATCTGACGCAGCCAGACCGGTAGCCCGAGCCTGGTACGGAAGCGGTACGCCAGCTCCATGATCGAATGCGCGGTGCCTGTGATCGCGAGGTCGTGCACGTACTCATCGAGCATCTGTGTGACCTGGATGGCGGTGACCTCGCAGCAGCCGTGCGTCTGCATCAGCGGAGGCACGATGTCCCACGCTCCCCTGGTCACCTTGGCCACGTCGCCGTCGCTCGGCGGGAACAGGATGTGAGCAACGAAGAAGGGCCTGTCACCGAGCTGGTGGAAGCGCTCCCTGCTGCGTCGCACCATCTTCATCCCGAGGTGCTCCAGCGCCTTGATCACCAGCACGTCGCACACCGCGAGAAGTGCGGAGGCGTTGCCCTCCTGGGTGATCGAGTACGCCCCACACACCGGGCAAGGAACCCGAGGCGGCTCCATGCCTACTCCTCTGAATCTGAGTCTGGGTCTGGATCGAAGTACGTGGCCCGCGTCAGTGGCGGCCTGCCTAAGGATCTACGCAGCACATCGTCAATGCCGGTGTCCGAGCCTACGGATCTCACCCCGCCCTGAGTGTCGAGCGTTACTTCTGCTCCACTGGACCAGCTCTCCCCGTTGCCCATCGGCCGACCGAAGGGTCCGCTAGCGGCTATGGCCGGAGGCGGTGCTGTGTCCTCCGTTGGCGGGCTGTCGGTGCCTGGACTGTTGCTCGGCGGTGTCGGCTGTGGCGGTTGTTCAGGGTTGTCAACATCTGTGGACGGTGGTGTGGATGGTGCTTCTGTTACTGAGGCATCCGGGATGTCGCCGTCCAGCGCAGCCTTCACCTGAGCCACCACTGCAGGCAGTCCGGGAGCAGCTATCAGTTCAGGGCGTACCTTGACCAGCTCTAGCGCGATGATCAACTCGGGCGGTGCAGCGTCCATCGTGGTCTCGGCCACGGGAGCGTCGGACTCACCGAAGCCGGTCGCGTCACGCAGCGAGGCCGGAGTGATCACGCCACGACCGTGTAGCTCCAGTGCGTCTTGGGAGCGGTTCGGCCTCATGATCATGTGGCTCACGTCGTACCAGACCACGATGTCGTGGGCGGCCTCCTCGCTATAGCCCTGGTCCGCTAGCACAGGCCACAGGTACTGGGTCGTGATCGCGTCGCAGATGAGAGCGAGGGGTGGCTCCAGGTGAGTCGACACCACGTCTTCT